GAAGCGATCAACAACCCAACTTCATAAGCAATGAACAGCATGACATCATCATGCAGCAAGTCAATGAGTTAGCTCTAATCACCGGACAAGCAACCGAAACGGTAGCGAATTACTATTTGAAGAAGTACAAACTAAATGATTTTCATGAGTTGCTAGTGGCAGGCTTTAATGTGGTATCTAACGACATTCAAGGACAAATTAACAATCGAAAGGGATAAAAACATGAAGGACGTAACGAACAATTTTCTTGAAACAATCGAACCGATATATACGCCGGGAACAATTAACTTTGATTTTGAAGCATTCGACGCAGCTATCCAAGCTGCAGTTAGCGAGCTATCAGACGAACAACTAGACAGCTTGGAATATAACGAGGTCTTAAAAGAAATCACACGCTTCAAAGGGCTTGGCGACAAACTTGACGATAAGCGTAAGGAAATCGGCAGAATCTACAAAGACCCACTCACTGAGTTTGAATCTAAACTAGCGACCTCGCTAGAGCCATTAGAGGCACTCCTTGACAAACTACGTGCTAAACGTGATGAAGTCAAAGAACACAAAAAAATGCTGCGAATTGACCACGTTAGATCAGTCTTTGAAAGCAAATGCGAGCTGGCAGGACTAGACAAGGACACATTCAAGGACAAGTACGAGAACTTTTCTAAGGTCGGTGACTTCATGGACAAGAAAATGAAGCTCAAAAAATCGACAGAAGAAAAGATTGACGCTTTGGTTTTGGCTGAGTATGACCGACTAGAAGAATACAAGGATAATGTTGCCATGATTGAGGAACAAGCCCTTGACTATGAACAACCGGCAGAGCCATACATCAAATTATTGCAAATTGGTACACCTTTAGTTGAAGTTATCAGGCAAATGAAAAAGGACCGTGATGCAGCTATTGAACGTAAGCAGCAAGCAGAAGCCAAAGCGAAAGCAGAAGCGGCACGCTTGGCAGAGATTGAAGCAATGGCGCAACAATCAGCGAACGAGGAAATCAAAGCGGTCAATGCTGAAACTGGTGAGGTTATCGAAGACGTCAAACCAGTCGAGGAAGTGCCTAGCAAACCCGCTGAACCGTACAAGGTCAATCTTTCACTAACTTTCCACGGCGGTGAGAATCAATGGCACCAATTCGCCAAGTTGCTTGATGATAACTTTGTAAACTACGAAATTCTGAAATGAGGTAAGCAATGAGCATAGTTGTGAGGGACACATACAATTATCGACAAATTTGGTGGTTGGATAAATTCTTAATTGGCCACAAAGGGTACATAGCCGGTGGATGTTTCAAGAACATCTTCAACAATGAGAGGGTCAATGACATTGACATGTTCTTTGAGTGCGAAGCAGATTTCAAGGACGCTCAAAAATATTTCAAAAAACAGATTGAAGAAAAACCTAGCGAAATAAGGTTTTCTTACGAAAATAAAAATGTTTGGGCGGTTTATTTCATCAAAGAAAAAGTCAGAGTAGAGCTAATCCGAAAGACATTCGGGAAACCAAAAGACATGATTTCAGATTTTGATTTTACGATAACGAAGTTCGCTTATTACAAAAACTATGACAACGTTGATGAAGATAATTATCTGGCAGTTTACGAAGTGGCATTTCAAGAGGAATTCTTTGAACATCTACATACTAAGCGGCTAGTCATTGATGATGATTTGCCATATCCGGTAAGCACATTTAACAGAATAATGAAATACGCTAAATATGGATATCAACCTTGTCGAGAAACTAAAATCAGAATGATAACAGAACTAGCTAAGTTGGCTATTGACGACGAAGATTTTGAAGAACAACTTGGTATGAGTTTTTACGAAGGAATGGATTAAAAAAGGAGATAAAGGAACATGATTAATTCAACCGTCCTAGTTGGGCGCTTAACTCGTGACCCAGAGCTAAAATACACGACCAGTAACATCGCAGTAGCTACATTTAGCCTAGCGGTTAACCGCAATTTCAAGGATGCTAACGGCGAACGTGAAACTGACTTTATCAACTGTGTTATCTGGCGTCAGCAAGCTGAGAATTTGGCTAACTGGGCTAAAAAAGGCGCATTGATTGGTATTACTGGACGCATTCAGACTCGTAGCTATGAAAATCAGCAAGGTCAACGAGTGTATGTCACTGAGGTAGTCGCTGAGAACTTCCAAATGTTGGAGAGCCGTGCAGCGCGTGAAGGTAG